GTCCCATATCTTCCAGTCCGCACTTGGTAATTCTGGCAGTAGGAGACTTTACAATCTTGCCCTCTGTCCTGCTCTCCTTCACACTCAACCACATCACCATGTCTGATAACTTCTTTGTCTCCTTGAATCCATCCATAATCTGAATACCAGTCTTACCTTCTACCATATTACCCTTAGCATCTGGTACTACTCCATACTCGTCAGTAGGATAGTGGGTAAGGACTAGATTCTTGGAGAAGGTTCTGGCAGTATGTAGCACAGTCCTCATCTTATCATTAGCAGGGCCGTACTCGATAGGCTGTAACCTTTCCCTATACTCGTTCTCGTCAAAGGGAATACCCTTCTTGGTTCTAAGATGGTTAGCTAGCTGCCTCTCCTGTAACTCCTGAAGATGGGACTGATGGCAGATATTCCATAAGGCTGTGGCTGAATCTACTACAAGAGAGACAGTATCTGGCTTCATACAAGCATCAACAAAGTCCTGAGCAAACTGCTGCCATAGCTCCTTCATACCCTCAACCTTCTTAGGATTGTATAGTCTGGTAGTTGGTGTGCCTGTCTGTCCAAGTAGCTTAGCAGTCTGGATTGGTTTAGGATAGCTCTTGGATTCTATTTGTGCTAGCTCCTCTGCACTTAGTCTCCAAGCAGCTCTCCTAAATCCGCCAACATCAGTGTCGAAGTGGACTAGTGGTTTAGGAAAGGATATAGCCATTGTGGTCTTGCAGGTTCCTTCATCGCCACAGACGGCTACTATCCCTATGAAGTTATTGTCCATCTCCTATTGTAACCTCCCTAGTGCATATTGAGCACTCTTTTGATTTGAATACTCTTATATTCTGGACCTCTATTCCATTGTCTAACAACTCTTGAACTGCCTTCTCAGCATTGTGCTTTGTATTGTACTCTGCTAGGTTGGCTATAGATTGTGTGTCAGTACTGTAGGTATATGTTACGATTAAGAATTTTTCTACTCCTAGTGCCATTTCTCTTTATCATCCTCTAGCAGCTTATTCTCTACTCCCATAGCAGTTGCTATTGTATTGCAGACTAGATTGTATCGGCAGTATTTACACTCAAAATCATAGCAGTTCTGAAACGGAACAGGCGGCTTGCCTTCTTCTAATGCAGTATCTAGCACAATCTTATTACGAATTATCTTTATCCAGTTAGTGTGTATATCATCCTCACTGAAGTAGAATGTATCACAATAGATTTGAGGCATTGGTGGAGCATAGTTTCCCATCATATAGAGGACTATTAAGTCATACTCACTATTCCCCATCATATAGCAACCGCCCTTCATGTAGTCTAGCCAAGTAAAAGGAATGTACTCATCTATGTAATGGTTCTTGGCTGACTTCCTTGTAGTCTTGATTTCATTCTGACGGAAGGATAATATAAGGTCAGGCCTGTATATAATACCTTCTTTCTCAATGAGTGGTGCCTCTGCATCCTTTGGTGTAAGCACATCTTGCAGTCCGTAACCAAGAGCAAACAGCATAACCTCTTCATCATTGGGCTGTGCTGCTTGCTTTTGGTCAAGGAAAGATTTGGTCCTGCAGGTAATATATGAGCTAAGATGATTAGGCTCCCTAACCTCACGAATCTTATACAGGTCGGCTAGGTGGTCTAACACCTTACGCTTCAGTTCAGGATTATCAACTCGTCTCATCTATAATTCCTTGGAAGACTCTATGCTAGCTCGGTTTGTCTCGCCTCCCCTATCTGTGTTGCAAGATAGTTTTCCGATGGTTTTTTATAGGAGGACACTAGCACTAATAAGGTTTAGATTTACTGCAACTAAGCCTCTACCTTGTGGAATACTCCCTGGTCGTCCTTGGTGAACTTGCCACTAACTACCATAGTGTTGGCGAAGTTGTTAGCAGCCGTAGGCGGTTGTGCTATGGACTGAAGCAATGCTCCATCAGTCTTGATAATATCGCTGGCTAGAGCATCCTTGTTGAACTGAGCTAAGGTCTTGCCTTCGAGCAATGCCATAGCCAGTTCGGTAGGATTAACTCCCTGTCCGCCTGCTACTCCTACACCTTCGATACTGTATATCTTCCAGGCTGGAGTAGGCACATCCTGGCCTTTAGGATTAGCTGCGTCTGTTGCTCTCCCATCAAATAGCATAGGCGGCTCAGGCCTACCATCCTCACCGTCTGCTAGCACCCAACCAATCCTTACCTTCCCAAGAACATCCTTCCAACTCATCCTATCGCTGTCCTTAAGAAATGCAGGATTAGAAGGGTCGAGCTGTTCTGGAGTGTACTGACTATCCGCTATCACATTGAAGGATTCTGCCATGACTCCATAACGGCTCTTCTTCCTATTGGACTCAGTTAACTGGAATGTGAAAGTTGGGAAGTGGTAAGGCTCAATAGCCTCAAGGACTTCAATATCCTTGTGGTTGAAGGTGATACGCTGAGAGGTTCTGGCATTCTGACCCTCACCGTAGGTCTGTGCCTCCTTGGGCATACCGTCTAGTATGCTTGTGAACCTCCTGAGAGGCCCTACATCATAGTCGATTAGACCTCTAGTACTTGGGATTGCTGATTCATTTGGCATTATTTTCTTCCTCCTTTGTTAATTCTTTGTAGGCGTCCTTATAAGCCTTAGCTACCTTCTCAGGTGAGTCATTTACACTACCTCGAACAGTAACTATAGGCCCTTTCTCTCCTTCATATATTGTTACTTCCAATTATTTTCTTCTCCTTTCACTAAACATTATTTTGATTACTGATATAGGGACTGATATGAACACGACTATAAGGGCTGCAATTATCTTTTCTTCAATGGAAACACCTCCGTCTGTCTGATTTTTGCTAGTTGTATTATGGCACTCAATTATTATATATACATTATAACATATAAGTCAATAGGTGTCAATCGTGAGTGGTCTGGTCAATGAGTCGGATAAAATATAATCCCTATAACATTATATATAATACATTATAAATATACCTACAGCCGATACTCAGCTTGCCTGGCTTCCCTGCTACGAGTACACTTAGGACAGTCGCAAGGGGTATGGTAGAATCGTATCTCGGCTAGCTCACTCCGTAGTGTGAATAGCCTAGCACCCATTCTATCCATACTGTCCACTATCCTGCGGATTTGGTTGAGCTTGGTAAGTTCCTTATGTGGTACTAACTGCATATTGTTAATGTCAGAGTTGAAAGAATCACCATCATTGAAGTAGATAAACTCATCACTACCAAGACAGCGATTGAGATGCTCAGCCATAGCTAGTCGAGCAGGAGATATATAGCCATTGTAAGACATAGGGTAGTAAGGGTTATCCTTACTGATGCGAATGTGGTTCGGGCGTTTTCTATCACTAATCATTGTTCCTCCACTTAGACAGATTATCTGATGTTAATTATATTATTACATATAATAATGTTATAGGGATTATATTTTATCCCAACTGGTGATGTTGCTTTTTATATATTTGTCTTTGAGGGATTGCTCAATAATTTTCTCTAGGAACTCACAAAGTGGCTTACTAGGGTAGTAGTACATCTTGCAAGTTTTGCTATTTCCCCATCACTCAATACATCTGGCTTCTCTATGTTCATTGTCCCTCCTCGCCTGCATCAAGTAAACATTGAAGCATTAGTCTCTTAAGTTCCTCTTTTCCCCAACCAGTCTTTTGCTCCAACCTTTCTAGTAATAACTTCCAAGCCTTCAAATAGATGCTCATTGTTCCTCCTTTATTCTAGTTTAGATAAGTCCCCTCTCAATGCTATGTCTCCCTCATCCTCATACTTGGGGAAGAAGCGATTAAGGATTTGAGGATGGAGAGTATCTCTATCCCACCTGATTGAAGTTATGGGTAGGACTGATTCTGCATTACGGTGCTTGGTGAAGGTAGCAGTAACCTTGGTTAGTGTCCTGTCGCTAGGGTCAGGGTCTATGCGAAGGACAGTATCAGCCCATCTCATCCAAGCACGACTACCAGTAGCATCCTGGCTACCCATAGCTATAGGTATGCCTGACTCATCGGACTTAGCTTTACGAGTATGATGGACTATTATGAAGGAAACACCTACACTCCTTATCTCATCCATAATGAGGTCAACCTTATCAAGCAGTGGCTTAACATCTGTCTCCTCATTGATGTCTCGGTTGAACATCTTGTATAGAGGGTCAAGGATAATGACAAGAGGTAGGTCAGGGAACTCAGATACTAATAGTCGAATGTTTTTGAGTAGTGACTCCCAGCCTATTGACTCATCTATGTGAAGGAACTGTTCTGTGCGGCTAACATAGTTGTCAGGGTAGGCATAGGCTCTAGCCTTAGCATCCAGCTTGTCTAGTTCTTCTGAAGTAACATTAGTCTTGCCATCTCTGGCTAGATATATATGCTGACTGCCTAAGCAGTATTTCTCTAACCGCTCTCTATCTATATACATGGGAAGTTCCACCTGTAGTCTGAGAACATTAGAAGGGTAGGTTTTGAAGCCTAGCCAGCTGCTACCTCTAGCAATACAGTGGGCGGTATGAACTGCCATTATGGATTTCCAACTACCTTCATCACCAAAGATAATCATTCTGTTTCCAGTGTTCAAGACTCCTGATGATATGATGCGAGTATAGTGAGGAGGCTTCCACTCCAGCAGGTCAGTGATTGTGAAGAGTTGTTTATCCTTATCGTGTATGCTCGACAAAAGGAATCACCTATACTATATTTGTTTTTAAGAGGGCTTTATATCCCATTCCTCTTTCATTTCTCGCACTCCTGACTCGTTAGCCCTATTAGATATTCCAAATACGTCATAGCCAATTTACACTTAGGACATATAAGGTAAAGCGATATAATCAATTCCTCACCACAATAGGGACATTTCATTTCTCACACTCCTTTAGACCCCATTCCTCTTTCATTTCTTGCCAGCCTGGCCATTCTTCCAAATTGCACATATGTTCCTCTACAAAATCTACGACTTCCCTTCTCCCTCTTTGGTAAGCCTCATCAATTTCCTTATCTCTGGACTTCCTTCCTTCTTCAAATGCTGTAGGCCAAGTAGCTTTGGCTTGGTGGAGTAGATTGCTTTTCTCGTAATCGGGCAACTTCTTAAACCACTCAGATTTCCCTTCACCTACAAGTGCAAGTTTCATCACAGTATCTTTCCATGTCTTAGCCATTGTGTTCCTCCTTCACTTTACATTTAACCCAAACACAGTCATCTTTGGGGGTGAGCATATCTTGTTGGGCTAAACCAAAAGCTCTAATCATCTCCCAATAGCAGTCGCCATTAGGACGAAATTCATCATATAATTTTTCACTAGGAATAGGACTAGGCTTCTCAGGCAAGTCCTGATTATCTGCCCTTATCTCTATGCCATTAGCACTAAGGATAAGAGTGGCTACTTCTTTAGCAAATCCCCATACTTCAGGAGCATATTCCTTTCTTTCGTAGGCTAATTGTGTAGCATCCCTAAAAATAAGC